GAATATTGAGAGGTATAAAATGACAAGAAAAAGATTTATAAAGATACTTATGAGCCAAGGGGTACAAAGAAATGATGCGGAAGCCATTGCGCGAATGGTTCGAATGTTGCAAAAAGAAGGTGAACAAAATGAAAGAAATTAAATTAAAAAAATGTCCCTGCTGCGGTGGAGAAACAAAATTTGAATACGGACAAGACTTTATTACCAAGCAAGTAAGAGCAAAGTGCAGCAAATGTGGTCTTGCTACAGAGTGGGTAGACGAATCCGTTGATTACTGCGCGAAAGAAGAAGCTGCGAAGGTGTGGAATTTGAGAGCTCAACAAATCAATCTTAAACATCAAATCGATCTTAAGTGTCCGATTTGTGGAGGAAAAGATATTTACTGCGAAGGAGGCATAATGACGAAATCGCGAATCGTATGTACAGAATGCGGTACAGAAATTTTAATCGGAGATAAAAAACAAGTTGAAAAAATCATAACCGAGATTAAAAAATTGATATAATTTTTAGAGGAATGAAAATGCAAGTAGAGATTTTAAGATACCCAAGTGATGCTGACTGGCTACGCTGCAAGAAGCTAGCACTAGGCACAGTGGGAAAAGACTCAGATACTCTTCCCACAGATGAGTGGAAAGAAAAGATTTTAAAGTCAGAACATAGTCCGATTAGAACGCTGATGTTCACAATAAAAATGCAGATTCCTTACTATGTATCAGTTCATCTAGTAAGGCATAAACATGGAGTTGAGCACTATGTGAAATCGCAAAGAAATGATAGGCAAAAAGATTACGATAGATGTGCGGCGAGACAGGATGAAATAGTAACACATATTATGGATATCAACGCACAGGCTTTAATTTCTATGTCACATATGAGGTTATGTGCGCAGGCGGACAAGCAGACGAGAGAAACGATGGAACTGATAAAGGATGAGATTTTGAAAGTATGTCCGTACTTAAAAGATTTATTGGTTCCAAAATGCGAGTATCGAGGCGGGCTGTGCGATGAGTTCGAAAGCTGTGGATACTATAGGAAGGTTTTCATTGACTTGTTCGCAACTCAAGTTTTTGGAATGGACAAGTACGATGTGTCTAATCTTTTAGATATAGCGCAAGGAGCGTATTATGATATAGCTGAGAGATAGTGTGGTGTAGAGTATGAAAGCAAGGATTCCAGCCAAACAAATATTAACAAAACAAATGCAAAATTCTATTAAGGAGATTGTAAGCAAAGAAAGAGAAAAGCGGAGCAAAGAGTTAATAGCGCAGATACTTAAAGTGTCACTCATTAATCTAAATAGAAATTTTGGTTTCGGACAGCAGCGCTTAATAAAGTTTCTTGATACAGTAACGGAGATGTTCAGGGAGCATATGTATGACGAACTTTACTGGTATCATGTGGATAAAATTTTAAAAGAAGAGTTAAAAGTTGACATGGAGGGGTTGAATGAACTGGATAAGTGAATCTATATCAGATTTGCGTTTGTATGGACAGCGTAAAAGGTTTTTAGAGAATGTTGACAATCAATTAATATGGCTTGAAAATGATTTCGCTGCTTTAAAGGGTTGTGCGACAGATAGCGAAGCCGTTGACGGTGGAGCAAGCAGAAGTGAAGACCACTTGTTGAATAACATCGTGAAAAGGGATAAGCTGCGACAAAACAAAGAGTTGGCAGAAAAGTTTGTTCAAACGATAGAAAGAACGTTATATTTGCTTCCGAGACAGCAGCAAGAAATACTTGCAGAATTCTTTATAGACAGAAGTAAAGGACACATTGAACGCTTAATGGAAAAGTATCATGTGGAGCAATCTATGGTATATAAATTAAAAAATGAAGCGTTACGCAATTTTACTTTATTGAGAAGCGGGTATATAGAAACATAGGAGTGTAAAAAGAGTGTAAGTTTTTTTAAAATATCTATGATATAGTGTAGACAGGGAAAATTAATTATCCCTAATGGTTTGTATACCTCCTTTCTATAATTCGCCTGTGTGCCGCGGTATTCCACGGAAACACACATAAAAATCCGTGCTGGCGACACGGAATATATATAGCTGGTTATATCGCAGTAGTGGTATCAAGCAAGGGCGTGACCTTGCCAGCTAGTCCAAACGAGACCTCTAACACCTCTCTTTTGATGTGGCCCAGTAGAGGACATTAACGCAAGACTGTGCTTGATGCATGGTCTTTTTTATTAATTATACATTGAGGTGAGGTGTTGGCTAATGAGAAAAACTTAATTCCATATTCGGAACGAAGCGAGAACGAAGCTAGAGAAAATGGAAGAAAAGGCGGAATTGCCAGTGGCGAATCAAGAAGAAAACGGAAGCTGTTGAAGGATAGCATGAACGCCTTATTAGAACTGCCGGTATCAAGCACGAAAGAATACAATGCGTTAATCAAAATGGGAATTGACATAGAAGATATTGACAACAGTCAACTAATTGTGTTGGCGCTATTTAATAGAGCAAAGTCTGGTGACGTAGCTGCCATTAAAGAGCTTCGTAATTTGATTGGTGAAGATAGTTCCGAAGATAAAAGCGCGGGACAATTAGAACGTTTGATTGAAGGGTTAAAGTATGAATAGTGTATATACGCCAAAGCAACGAGAGTTACTAAGGTTATGGCAAACGAATAAGTTAAATCGTATTAATCTATTATCCGGTTCTGTACGCTCCGGTAAAACATGGATTAGTCTAGTGTTGTGGGCTTTTTGGGTTGCGACAATGCCAAAAGAAAAGAATTACCTTATGACAGCAAAATCGCTTACGACTTTAAAGCGTAATGTTTTGGACTTGCTAACAGAGCTAGTAGGAGAAAAGAATTTCACTTTCTCTATTGCGCAAAAGCAAGCCTTGCTATTTGGAAGAAAAATATATTTAGAAGGAGCAAACGATGCCAGAGCAGAAAGCAAAATACGAGGAATGACGTTGCAAGGCGCTTACTGTGATGAATTAACTTTGTATGGTGAGAATTTTTTTACCATGATGTTATCTCGTTTATCGGAACCGAATGCGAAACTATTTGCAACAACAAACCCGGACACACCGATGCATTGGCTTAATAAAAAATATATTGAACGCGGACATGAATTAAATATGTTACTGATGACTTTTTTAATTGATGATAATACTTTTTTAGACCCTAATTATGTGGAGGAACTAAAAAAAGAGTATGTCGGTGTTTTCTATGATAGATTTATTCGTGGACTGTGGGTGGTAGCAGAAGGGCTGGTATATCCTAGATTTTCAAAAGCTGACAATGTCACAGAAGATATACCGGAATCTGGTACATATTACATCAGCATTGACTATGGTACATTAAACCCTTTTTCGGCTGGATTATGGTGCGTATCAGATGGAAAAGCAGTGCGAATCAAAGAATATTATCATTCTGGGCGAGATACAAAAAGACAGTTAACTGACGAAGAGTATCATGCAGCATTGGAAAAATTGATTCAATATACAGATTCAGAAGGGATATTACAGGAGTATGAAATTGACAGAGTTGTCATAGACCCATCTGCGGCCAGCTTTATTGCGTGTATGCGCAGACATGGAAAATTCAGGGTAAAGCATGCTGTGAATACAGTAATAGATGGTATCAGAAATGTCACATCCATGTTAAATAGCAAACGACTTTTTATTCATAGCTCATGTAAAGATTCAATTAAAGAGTTCGGACTATATTCATGGGATGATAAAGCACAAGAAGATAAAGTGATAAAGGAAAACGACCATGCTATGGATGACATCCGATACTTTGTGAATACGATTCTGGTAAAAGAATTCAAGTGGTTAGATTGGCGGTGATATGTTGTTAAATAAAGCAATTCAAGCGGTAAGGGAGGTATGGCAACGCATGATTACAAAGCAAGATATAAAACAGATGTTAGGAGTTGATATCACAATTTCATCCAGTATGACAGAGGCTTTAAAGCTATGGGATGACATGTATTGTGATGTGCCACCTTGGGCTAGTGAAAATGTTATTCCTCTCAGTATGCCTGCTGTAATCGCGAGTAAAGCGGCCAAAATGGTAACAATTGAGGCTGAATTTGGATGTGAAGGAAGCGAACGTGCAGATTTTATTTCTAGCCAACTTGAACCGGTCAGAGAGAAACTGAGAACGCTTGTAGAGTATGCTGCGGCAAAGGGCGGATTGGTTTTCAAACCGTATGTTGAAAATGGTAGCGTAACGGTAGAATACATACAGGGAAATTGTTTTTATCCAACGTCGTTTGATAGTAATGGTAATATTACCGGAGGCATTTTTTACACAAGAAAAACAGTGGGGGATATGTATTATACTCGTGTTGAATATCATCAACTAAAAGGTAATGTCTATACTATCAAAAACGTGGCATATCAAAGCTGTGTAAAAGAGTCGATTGGCGTTAAATGTTCCCTACAACTAGTGCCAGAGTGGGCTGGTATGGATGAAGAACTCAACCTAAATAACATTGAGAAGCCGCTTTTTGTGTATTTCAAAATGCCGTTTGCAAACAACATTGACCCTTCATCGCCTTTGGGAGTATCCATATATGCAAAAGCAGTTAATACAATCAAAGATTTGGACGAGCAGTACGCAGAGTTGATATGGGAGTATCGCGGTGGAGAGCTTGCGATTCACGCAACAGAAGACTTGTTCAGAAAGAATAAGGATGTGTACAAACTTCCAAAGCATGGGAAAAGGCTTTACCGACTACTTGAATCGGGAGCAGATAACAAAAATATAATGCAAGTATTTGCTCCTGCATTTCGCGACCAGTCACTACAAAGCGGATTCAATGAAATTTTAAAGCAGATTGAACAGCAATGTGGTTTTGCTCGTGGTACCTTATCCGATGTAAGTCAAGTAGAAAAAACAGCAACAGAAATTATCCATGCGAAACAAGAAACGTATACAACGATTTCAGATATTCAAAAATCACTGCAAAACGCGCTCGAACATTTAATGTATATTATTGATGTTTGGGCGGATTTAGGAGGATTGGCGCCGGAGGGAGAATACAATCCTACGTTTAGTTGGGATGATTCCATTATCAGTGACAGAAAATCTGAATTTGCAGAAAAAGCTCAACTTTTCCAACTTGGAATTTTTGGTGCAGATGAATTTCGTTCATGGTACACAGGAGAGGAGATTAAAACTGCTCGTCAAAATCTTCCACAGAGCCGAGTTGAGGGGTGATAACTTTTGCTTACTCCTGAATTTTTAGCAAGTTTTCCTCAACCTATCTTTGACTTATTCCAAGATTTGGAAGTTGAGATACTTGCCGATATATCCAGACGTATCGCGAAAACAGGGAAAATCACAGATACAGCACAGTGGCAAATAGAGAGATTAAGTGCTGTTCTTTCTACCGATGAAAAAATAAAAAAAGCCATCTCCAATGTTAATAAAAAAGCACAGAAAGAAATAGAGAAAATGCTAACTGAAGCCGCTCAAACATCTTTTGATGCAGAAGCGGCTATTTATCATGCTGCAAATAAACCGGTTAGAAAACTCGCAGATTACAGTGAACTGGAAATGCTGATTGAAAGTATCATAAAGCAGACACAAGGAGAGCTGAACAACTTAACCCGAACTATGGGCTTTGTGGAACAGGTCAACGGTAAATCTCGCGCGGTAAGCCTTACGAATGCATATCAAAAGCAACTGGATTTAGCGCAGTTATCAGTATCAACCGGAACGCTGGACTATAACACGGCGATACGAACAGCAGTAAAACGACTTGCTGATAGTGGTATCCGCTTCATAGATTATGAATCAGGCTGGACAAATCATCTTGATGTAGCCGCGAGGCGGGCAGTAATGACAGGTGTGAATCAGCTGTCTATGAGAATGACAGATTTTTTAGCGGATGAACTGGGCTGTGAATTCTTTGAAGTAACTGCACACGCAGGCGCAAGACCGTCACACAGAGTGTGGCAAGGTGAAGTATATCACAGAGGCGGAGAAAAAGACGGCTACCCCGATTTGGAAGGAACCACAGGATTGGGAAGAGTAGACGGACTTTGCGGTGCAAACTGTCGACATTCTTATCACCCGTTTTTCCCGGGCATATCCGAAAGGGTATACAGCAGAAAACAACTGCAAGAAATTGACCCGCCTTCATTTACATATAACGGGAAAGTGTACACTACATATGAGGCTACTCAAAAGCAAAGAGACATAGAGACTTCTATACGCAAAACAAAAAGAATTTTACTTTGCTTTGATTCTGCAGGTTTAAAGGATGACTACATAGCTGCCGCAGTTAAGCTAAAAAAGCAGCGTGAAGAGTACAAAAAGTTCAGTGGGGTTGCAGACTTAGCACTTCAACAGGAACTAACACAAATATACGGTTTTGGACATAGCCAAGTCAGTAAAGCGGCGTGGGCATACAAAAAAGCGATTTAACGGCTACGATAAATGTAGTCGTTTTTTTATGCCCTGAGCATGGCGTTAAAAGGCTTTCAATATAAAAATTATTCGTTGCACGCGAAACAAAATAAAGTTGCTCCGCAATATCGGGACTTGCCGAACAAAAAAGTACAGCGGAAAAGGAGTAAATATGTTGAATTGGTTACAAGAAATTCTGGGAGACGCATATTCTGACGATATCGAAAAGAAAATATCTCATGAAATCGGAAAAGGTTTTATTTCCAGAGCGGATTTTAATGCTGCGAATGAGAGTAAGAAAAGTCTGGAAGAGCAACTCAGAGAACGTGACAAGCAGCTAGAAACGCTCAAACAGCTTGATGCTGAGGGATTGCAAGAAAAAATCAATACCTTGCAGCAAGAAAATGAGACTACAAAACAAGAGTACGAAAAACGCATAACAGAAATTAAATTCGAACACGCGTTGTCAAGTGCTCTAAAAGGTGCAAAATCCAAAAACGACAAGGCAGTACAAGCCTTGCTGGATATGGATGCACTGAAACTAACGGAATCAGGTGAAATCATAGGGTTGAAAGAGCAATTGGAAGCACTGCAAAAGAATGACCCTTACTTGTTTGAATCTGATAAGAAAGTACCAGAAATCATAGGAAGCACGCAAGGTTCGCCAATTGGTGACGATGATGCGGCAATGAGAGCGGCATTCGGGCTTCCAGTAAACAAAGGAGAGTAAAAAATGGCAAATAATTTAGCATTACAAAAAAAGTACGTAACGATGTTGGATGAAGTGTATAAACTTGCATCCTTAACAGCAAAATTGGATGGAGCGGCAGAGCTTGCTAAACAAGGTGCTAATGCAAATGAATTAATCATCCCTAAGCTGGATATGCAAGGGCTAGGGGACTATGACCGTAATAGCGGCTACGTGATGGGAGACGTTACACTGACAAATGAAACAGTGAAATGCAACTACGATAGGGGTAGAATGTTTACAATTGATAATGTGGACAATATGGATACCGCTGGCATTGCTTTTGGTCGATTAGCAGGTGAATTTATTAGAACAAAGGTTGTACCTGAACTTGATGCATTTCGTTTTGCTTCTTATGCAGGTATTAGAGGTATTTCTTCCGCAACACCAGCAACACTATCCAGTGGTGAAGAAATTATTGCGGCATTAAGAGCTGCAACAACAAAAATGGACGAAGATGAGGTACCTTTTGAAGACCGTCACCTTTTCATCACTCCAACGCTGGACGGTATGATTATGGATTTGGATACTACAAAAAGTAAAGAAGTGTTAAGTAGATTCGCTACCAAAACATTAGTTCCCCAAACAAGATTTTATACAGCAATTAAACTGAAATCCGGTAAAACCTCCGAAGAAGTTGGCGGTTACGAAAAAGAAGGTTCTGCAGGAAAAGACATTAACTTTATGGTAATTCACAAACCAGCAGTTATCCAGTTTGAAAAACATATTGCTCCTAAAATTATTTCTCCAGACATCAACCAAGATGCAGATGCTTACAAATTTGGATACCGCAATGTAGGTATTGCAGACGCTTATGAAAATAAAGTGGCTGGCATTTACTTGCACAACAAAGAATAGGTGATGAAATGGCAAGAATTGTGGGGTTAGTACAACCAAACCAAACAACTAAAAAAGAAGAAACGAAAGAAAAGAAAAAAGAGAATTTGCCTAAGAACGAAAAAAAGGAGTGATGTTATGCTCCATGTATCTTATGCAGATTACCAGACTGTATACAAAGGAACGCTTACAGAATCCGACTATGGCAGTGTAGCGGACGAAGCGTGTGCATATGTAGATAAAATCACATATCAGCGATTGGAAGAGGATATTCCCGATTATGTAAAAAAAGCTGTGTGCGCGGTTGCGGATGTAATTTTTTCAAAGAATAAGTTATTAAAAGACAGTAAATTTCAATCGAGAGTAAAATCTTTTAATAATGACGGATATTCTGAAACGTATGATTCATATTCTACAGTTCAGAGGTCTTTTAAAAAAGAGATTTACGACGCTGCAACAATTTATATTCCTCTTTCGGATCCCTTAAGATATGCGGGTGTTTCGTCATGATAGGAGCAGATAAAGACATTACCTGCTTTGTAGAGCAGAAAGACGAGACATACAAAAGATATCCGGTTGCTGGTGTAACATGGCGGGAAGTAACGGCAGTAAGCACCACGGACAAGGGATTGAACTTAGATAACTTTGTAAAAATTCGCATACCCATTGAAAATGCATCGGAAGGCTTCACACCGCAGAAAGAAATGCTTGTTGTGCAAGGAGAATGCAACGAAAATGTTGGTGTAGATATTACTGCCAGCGCACTAAAGAGAAAGTATAACGCGGTGACAATAAAGTCTGTGACCTATAACACAGACGGTCAATGTCCGCATTGGAAGTTAGAAGGTGTGTAAATGGCCGGAATTAAAATCAAAATCGACCCAGTAGACAAGATACTGCTAAAACGCAACCTGAATCAAAACGGGCAAGCACAAAAATTCTTTTCCAGCGAAGTACGTCGTATGTCTGACCCTTATGTACCTTTTCAAAAAGGACCTTTGAAAAATACGGCTAGAGTGTATCCGAATCGTATCGAGTACATTCAGCCGTATGCCAGAAAAAATTACTATGAAAACAAAGGTTACGGCACGCAGGGAACAAGTAAAGGCGGCTTACGCGGTAAGCAGTGGGTTCCGCGCATGTGGATTGACAAAGGCAAAACCATTGTGAAAAGCGTTGCGAAGTTCGCAGGAGGTGTTGCGAAATAAACATTATCAATGCAATTTATGACTATATGCGTACTTGTCCGCTTCTTGATGAAGATGGAAAAGTACGCGTTAACTTTTTAGGGGACACCCCAATTGAATATGTAATTGAAGAAGTACCGGCAGAACCGATAGTCAAACGATATGTTGACGGCTCATCGATTCGGCAGGTACTTTTTATTTTCGCCAGTCGTGACGATTACGACAAAAGCGCAATACAAAATATGCTTTCCTCGAATTTTTATGAAAACCTTTCAGATTGGTTCGAGCAACAAACGTTAAACGGTGACCTTCCGAAATTGCCGCAAGGTATGGAAAGTCAAAAAATAGAAGCAATTTCAACAGGATACGCATTGGAAGCGGACGAGCTTGAAAAAACGGCGCGGTACCAAATCCAATGCAAATTAACTTACTATAAGGAGCGACAACATGAGTAAAACAATTCAAAGATATCAGATTGCCGACTACTTAAATATCGGCACAGACAGTGAAACATACGAGCTAATGGGTGCAGGCTTTAATACGCTGGATGAAAATCCAGCAGCCCAGCTGGATACAAAAACCTACGTGAATGACCGTTCCGCAACATCCACAATCAAAGGTTATCAAGCGCAATTTCCATACGATACAGACCTGATTGCATCAGAAAAAGCAGTTATGTATCTATATGAGGTCGGCAGAAATCAGAAAACAGGTGCAGAAGCAGAAACTGACTATGTAAGAGTAGAACTTTTCAGCCCTGTTTCATCGAAAGAAAACACTTTCAAAGCCCGAAAATTCCACGTTTCCATTGAAGTTTCATCTTTCGCGGGTGCAGGCGGCGAGACTGTCAAAGTAACCGGTAACCTAAACAATGTTGGTTCTTTTATTGACGGTGAGTTCAACACAAAAACAAAAACATTTACTGCCGCAGGTGCAGGAGCGTAACGTTAGGAGGATACGACATGATTATTAACGGCGTTGAGCTGGAATGTGACGTTTTAGACGTTACAACCTTAAAAGCGATTAAGCAAGGAAGCGAAAGGGTGGCGAACATAAATAAAGAAATCGCTCCTATTCAAGATGAAATCGAACAAATAGAAGCAATGTGCCATATTATTTTTGACTTTTTCAATCATATTTTTGGAGAAGGAACATCAGAAAAGTTGTTTGGTGACAAAGTCAGCCTAACACTGTGCATGGATGCTTTTGAATCCTTTATGAAGCAGAAAGCAGAGCAAGAGGAAGCCTTTAATAAAAGGGCTGAGAAGTACAAAGGAAACCGCAGCCAACGCCGTAAAAAAGCATGAATATCCTACTAGATAAATTGCCGACAGCCGTCGAGGTAGGCGGCAAGATGTATGATATCAATGCGGATTTTCGGACAGGAATCAGACTGGAAATGACGGCGGTCAGTGAACTGGATGACACAGAAAAATTAATGCGAATACTGCTTCTATACTATGGTGATATTGCTTGTGTTCCTGCTGACGTAGGCGCAGCTTTCACTGCGGTAATGAACTTTTACCACTGCGACAAAGATAACTCCTTACAAGGCGGCACAGCGACCAACAGGCGTACACAAATATACTCTTTTGAGCATGATGCACCGTATATCTATGCTGCATTTTTAGAACAGTACGGAATCGACTTAACACAGGAGAATGACTTACATTGGTGGCGATTCAAAGCCATGTTCGATTCTCTCAGTGAGAAAACTCAATTTGTGAAAATTATGGGTTACAGGTCCATGACAATCACAAAAGATATGAGCCCACAGCAGAAAGAGTTTTACAGACGTATGCAGAAAACATATGCAATCCCTGTATCGAAAACTGAAAGAGAAAAGACCACTGCATTGGAACAAGCATTATTAAACGGCGGAGACCTTACAGGACTGTTATAAATACTCACAAAATATTGCTATATCTCCCTTAATATGATAAAATATTCCATATTTATACAAGGGGGAGAAAGTATGAAAAAGATAATCAGTTTAGTATTAGCAACACTGTTATGTGCTGCTGTTTTTGCTGGGTGTGGGAGTGGTGAAAATGATTCTTCTGTTTTAAATTCTACAGAAAGTACAGTTTCACAATCATCAACTATGATAGAAACGGAATCAACAGAATATAATATTAATGGATTAAAAATAGAAATTCCTTCTTCTTGGAGAAAAGAAGAAAACACCAATAGTACGACCTATTTTTATTCTTCTATAAATCAAGATTTTTGTTTTTTAACAGCTGCTGATGGTGTTATATATGATATGGGGAATAAAGAAGTTCAAGATGCAATAGTAGAAGGTTTAAAATCGTCAGTGGAAGATTTTACACTTTTATCAATTTCAGAACAAAAAAATGGAAATTTTGATGGATTACGATTATCAGGGATTGCTAAATATGAGGGGATGAATGATAGATATTATTTAGATAGTTTTTCGTTTAATCATAACGATAAGCTTGTACAGATATGTTACATTAGTCTTTCTGACAATCGTGAGGAATGCCTTAATTATTTTCCGAAAATATTGGCTTCTTTAAAAGATAATACTCTAGAAAACTCTATCTCTACTACAAGTAGTAATAGTATATCCGCAGTTGAATCTAAAACAGAAATTCCTACAGTTACAACAAGTCAAAAAAATGCTTTAAAACGAGCAAAAGAATACTTAAAAACAATGCCATTTTCTTATACTGGTTTAATTGAACAATTAGAATTTGAGCAATACTCTCATGAAGATGCTGTGTATGCAGCAGATAACTGCGGCGCTGATTGGAACGAACAGGCAGCGAAAAAAGCACAAGACTATTTGGATATAATGGCATTTTCTCGTCAAGGACTAATAGACCAACTACAATTTGAAGGTTACACTTATGAGCAAGCTGTATATGGCGTAAATCAAGTTGGTCTGTAATATTTAAGTACCATACTCTAATTAGGGTATGGTATTTTTATTGTAAATCACTTGTTTTTTATGAATATGTACGGTATAATGTACATATAATAGAAAGAGGTGATTGATATGACAAATACAAATGTCACAAATTTCAGACAAAACGCGTTTGAATATTTTAATTTAGCTGTAGAATACAATGATGTGATAACTGTTAACACTAAAAATGGTAACGCTGTGGTAATGAGTGAAGAGGACTATAACGGACTGATGGAAACTCTTTATCTTCTAAGCATTCCAGGTATGAAAGAACGCTTAGAAGAAGGTATAAATACTCCAATAGCGGACTGTGAGGAATTTGAATGGTAAACACGTACAGAATTGTTATCTTAAAATCCGCACAAAAAGATAAAGAAAAAATTAAAACCATTCCTGCATTAAAAAGAAATGTAGAAAATCTGTTAGAAGTTTTAAGGAATCATCCGTTTCAAAATCCGCCTCCGTATGAAAAGCTAAAAGGTTCTTTGGGAGATTTCTATTCTCGGCGGATTAATGCGCAACACAGACTTGTTTACCGCGTGATAGAAAAAGAAAAAACAATTATGATTGTTAGCATGTGGTCACATTATGAATTCTAACAAAAACCAACTATCATTTTAGGTAGTTGGTATTTTTATTGGAAAAATTAAAAAACCTCTTTAAAAATAAGCATTGTACAGAAATGTACAGTGCTTTTTTTATACCTTTTTAAAGGAAGGTGGAACAAATTGAAAAGATAAAATGTCCAAATTGTGGGCAAACATTATGCAAACTTGAATATGGAAAAGTAGAGATTAAATGCACAAGATGCAAAAAAATTATAACGATTACAAAGACAACTGATATAAAAACGACAGAGCCTAGAGCCACACCATAGAGTAGTGAGCCGGAGCCTGCTTTTATTGACAAAATAGGCAGGTGATTATATGGCAGATGGAAAAGTTGTAATCGAAACGGACCTTGACGCAAGTGGTATCAAGGCAGGTTTATCAAAGTTATCAGGTATAGCCCAATCAGGTATCAAAGGAACACTTACCGCCATAGCCAGTGCAGGAACAGCACTTGCAGGGTTGGGCGGTGCAGCTATCAAAATTGGGGCAGACTTTGAAGAAGGTATGTCCGAAGTACAAGCTATATCAAGAGCAAGTGCTTCTGATATGGAGCTTTTGAAAGAAAAAGCCAAAGAGATGGGCGCAGAAACAAAATTCAGCGCAACAGAATCAGCAGCAGCGTTTAAGTACATGGCGCAAGCAGGTTGGAATACAGAGGACATGCTAAACGGCATATCAGGCGTTATGTCTTTAGCTGCTGCCTCTGGTGAGGACTTAGCTTTAACAGCGGACATTGTAACAGATTCGCTAACGGCATTCGGATTAGAAGCAAAAGATGCAGCGCATTTTTCTGACGTGCTGGCTATGACTGCAAATGCTACCAACACAGATGTCGCAAACCTCGGCTATACATTTAAATATGTTGCACCTGTGGCTGGCGCACTGGGCTACTCTATAGAGGATATGTCTGTCGCTATAGGTTTAATGGCGAACTCTGGCATTAAAGCAGAAACAGCAGGTACAGCATTAAGAGCAACGCTGACAAATCTTGCAAAGCCAACACAGCAAATGACTGGCTACATGGAAGAACTCGGAATTTCTTTAACGGATGCGCAAGGAAATGTTAAGCCGTTTAACGAGGTTATGATTGACCTTCGTAAAGGTTTTGAAGGGTTAACTGAAGCACAGAAAGCGGAGTATGCCGCAGGTATTGCGGGTAAAGAAGCTATGTCTGGACTGCTTGCGATTGTCAATGCAAGTGATGAAGATTTTGCAGCACTAACAGAGCAAATCAACAACTGCAATGGTGCGGCAGAAGAAGCCGCAAAAATCATGCAGGACAATCTTAAAGGCAGTGTTGAGCAACTAGGCGGTGCCCTTGAAACACTGGGAATTGAGTTTTATGACAGTGTAAACACGCCAATACGAACCATTGTTGATTCTGCAACCTCTATGGTAGAGCAGCTAACAAAAGCGTTCAAAGACGGTGGACTGTCTGGACTGGTGAGCGAGCTTGGTACAGTTTTTGCAGAAGTAGCAACACAAGCGGCAAACAGCGCGCCAAAGATGATAGATGCGGCAACGTCCATGATAACGTCGTTTCTTGACGGAATTAGTCACAATTCTGGACAGATAGCAGAAGCAGCGGTCAAGATAGGCGAATCTTTAATCAACGGTATTGCTCAAATTATACCAAAGGTTGCAGAAGTAGGCGTTGAAATCATTTCCTCTCTTGCTTCAAATTTACTCGGTAGTGATGTAGGCAAAAGCGTTGGCGAACTGGGAAAAACAATCATTGACAGCTTTAAAACAATTGCAAGTGCTGTTTCAGGTGCGTTGAACAGTTTAAAACCTATATTTTCTACATTTATAAGCACTGTATCTAAAATTGCTAAAACTGTGATACCGCCGCTTACAAAAGTGATTGAGATATGCATTTCTGCACTCAAACCTATGGCACCTATACTGCTTGGTGTAGCCGGAGGTTTTACCGCGTTAAAAGTAGTAAAGACTGTTACGGGGCTTATCCAGAAGTTTACTGAGACAGAAATTGTATCGAATACTATCACAGCGATACAGAACGGTTTAATCTGGGCTAAGATTGCAGCAACGGAAGTGCTGGCGAAAAAAATCACAGTTGCACAAGCAGCGCAACAGCTTTGGAATATTGCAATGGGGCAAAATCCTATTGGTGCAGTAGTAGCTGCAATTGGTGTATTTGTTGGCGTTTTAAGTGGTTTAGCAATTGCTTTGAGTGGAACTAATAGTGAATATCAAAATGCTGTTAATTCCATGAATGAAATGAAAACCGCACACGAAGAAGTAAGGGCTGAACAGCAAAAAGCACTTGAAGCAGATTTTAAAGAAATTGACCAAATTAATGTTTTAAAAACAGAGCTAGATAAGCTTGTAGACAGCAATGGCAAAATTAAAGATGGATATCTTGATAGGGCGACTGCTATTGCAGGTGAACTTGCGGAGGCAACAGGACTTGAAATAGAAATTATTGACGGACAGATTCAAAAATACGGAGAACTTAGTGAATCGATTGACGCGGTTATCACCAAAAAGCAAATGGCAGCGTTATCCGAGAGTTTGCAAGAGATATCAGACAACGCAGAATCACAGCTTGACGAAGCCAGAGCACATCTTGAAACTGTCACAAAAGCATATAATGACGCACAAACTGTGTATGACAAGGCGAAAGAACAAGCAGAACGCACAGGGGATTTCTCCAAGTTAGGAAGCTTAGAACGAGACCTAGAAAATAAAAAAGCTGAGATGGAGAATCAGTTAGCTTTCATAGACAGTCTGCGAGAAGACATGGCGATAGGAACAGAAGCGTTTGCTATATCAGCATCGGGCGATGTGAAGGCTATGAGCGATTTCATGACCAGAGTTTCATTAAAAGTTGATGAAACAGGAAAAGCGATTATTCAAAGTGAAGCATCTACTTATGCCGAGAGGGAGAGGCTTGCAAAGGATTATCGAGATATGGCTGAAAGAACAACGGACCAGTATCTTAAAGATATATATATCAAGCAAGCAGAAGAACTCGAACGGCAAAACGCTCAAATGGATTCTTCATTAGGAATACAGATAGCACTAATTGACAGCAAAGGTGAGCAATTTAGTCTATCTTACGCCGCATTAATGGATAAAGCTGCGGAAGGTGTAACGAATGGTGGTGTCGGTGTTGACCTAGCCATGCAAGAAAACATGAGTTCGATTGTGGCAGCCATAACAGATTCTCAGTTGCCAGTAGAAGAACAGATGAAGCTAATCGCTGATTTACAAACAGAAGTATTGAAAAATGCAACTCCAGAAGCAGCAGAAAGCCAAAAAAGATTACTAGGAAGCATTATTCAAGCAATTGCGGATAAAAACCCAGAAGTCAAAGCAAGCATGCAGAGTTTAGTCGATGCAGGATTGATTGTGATAGACAATAAAGAAAACATGAATTCGGCATATACGAAAGGAAGCAATGTATCCAAAAAGGCAAAAGAAGGGCTGGAATCAGAAGATACATCGAGTGCAGGTAATGATTTTGTAGCTGGATTTGTTAATGCGATGACAAGTAATGAAAACTTGACCAAAGTTTTAGGTGG